ATTGGGAAGGAACTGGTACTGGTGATTATGTTATTATTGCTAAAGATGCTAGAGGAACTGAAATTTGGGGTTGGTGTGGAGCTGCTGCTGGAACAGAGGATGCAATAATTGAAGTTTTCTCTGAAGTATCACTATCAACACAAACTTGGAATGGTGATGTGTCAACTTTTGATAATGCTTCTGATGTTGAATATCGTATTAAGAAATCTTATGGTTCAGTTGCACAAGCGTTTACATCTGCAATTCCTGTGCCACTCAAAAAGGGAAGTGATGGAGATCTATTACTCCCTGATGGTACTTTAGATACTGCTGAAGCTGTATTGCTTCTAAATCAAGCATATAGTGGTATCATTGATGACACTGTACTTGATAGCGAAAACACTTACTTCTCAATGGTGTTTGATTGTGGTTACCCATCTGATGTTAAAACTGCAATTAGTACTTTATGTCAAACCAGACGTGACTGTGTTGGTATTCTTGATAATGGTGATAACTCTACCTTTACTCTATCTCTTGCTGCAAGAAATAATACTAATACATTTAATAATTACTTTGTTGCTCTATATGAATCATATAATAAAGTATTTGATTCATTTACAGGACAAGACGTATGGTTCTCACCGATTTATCATATGTCATACATTCTGCCAAGAAATGATACTGTAGCTGAACTTTGGTTCGCAGCAGCTGGTTTCAATAGAGCAGCAATCGACACAATTAAAGAACTTCGTTTTAATCCAAGACTTGGGGAAAGGGATCAACTGTATCTAAAACAACTTAACCCGATTGTGAAATTCAATCCTGGATATGTTGTATGGGGTCAGTTAACATCTCAAGCGAAAGCAAGTGCTTTACAAGACTTGAATATTGTTAGACTTATTCTGTATATTAAGAGAGCATTTGAAGATTTTTGTCGTTTCTTCATCTTTGAACAAAATGACGCAATTACTTGGTCTCTTGTAGCAGGTAATCTAGTTGACTTCCTTGAAGTAATTAGGAAGAAACGTGGTCTAACAAACTTCTCAGTAGATGTAGGTGCAACAGATTATGAACAACGCACAAAGAAGTTTCATGTTAATGTGCTCTTAGAACCTACAAGAACTGTAGAACAAATTGAACTGAACTTCTTTATTGTATAATTTAACAAAAAAAATGAGCCGCTCGAGATTAAATCTTGAGTGGCTCATTTTCCGTCTTAATCAACTTTGAAGTTATTATTATTGATCTCATCTTGGTATTTTTTCAAGTCATCTAATGCGCCCCATGCTTCGTCAATAATATTTTGACTCATTAGAGGAACAACGTTTACAATAAGAAAACTTATCTTTTGAACCTCTTGTCCTCTCACATATGTAAGACGATCATTCTGCCATCGTTTTGCAAATATCTTATATTTCTCTTGGGTTCTTCTCAATGGATTATCAATTTTTTTGAGGATTAGATTTAGCTCATCTAACAGTTGTAGGAAAAAGAAGCATGATGAGGGGTCTAATAGTGCATTATTTAAAGTGCTGAAAACAGGAGAATTTGCAACTGCGTTTGATATAGTTTGAACGTGTCTTAAGTTAACGTCCTTAATATTGAAAATACCGACTTGTTCTCTCATGGTTAAATGACTTTGACAATCGAAGTCAGGAGGAACAGCAACAAATTCAGCCATAACATAATTTTTAATTGTAGTATTTAATTCTCTGTGATCCTCTGGATCATCAATGTTCATATTCATATCGTTTTCTCCTGGATGAATAATATTAGTGGTGGCTAATCCTGATGTGCGGGAGTCCTCCCCAGTCGTTGTCATGTTCCAACCTAGTATAGAGCTCACCATCTTCATCACCATATTCAAAATAATATACATATCCCTCACCGTTGTTAGATATAAAGTCTTTTGCTGTTTCTCTTGCTTGTCCTGTCCTGTGAATTTCTCCTTCTTCCCAACATAATTCACGCCAGTGGCGATTCTTCCAAATATCTCTTTCGTTAATTTTCTCTCTTCTACAGAATCTTTTCTCAAAATCCCAATGATCTTCAATACCATGGACATACCCACTCATAAGCTCTATAACTATAAGAGACATACACCTTGGTCCAAGTTTTTGAGGTTTCTGTTTCATAGCATCTCCAAACATAATATCGGCGAAGTCATCTTTGCGTATGTATTTAGATACATCTCTGAGAGTCGCGATCTTGCAAGGCCAAATAACAATGAAAGATGAAGAGCTAGAGTTGGTAACAAAATCGGTTTTTATTTTCACTATATAACTCCTTTTATAATTCTAATGGACAGCATGTTTGAGTTTTTCGTAATATTTTTCTAAATGAGTTAAACTTCATTGAACGATTCCAAATATAATCAATATCTTTATTACCCTTTATTGGAATTGACCATTTGCTTTCATCTGCAAAGCTACAAGGCATCATTTTCATATCTGGAGTAATATATGCTGACATCCTTGCCCCTTCGCATGTATCAATTGACATCTTTTGAAGTTTATTTGGTTCAACATATTTTAAAACCTGATTAACTAAACAACTATCCATTCCGATTTTGAATTTGGACTTTGGATTAAATACAAGGTTTGCAAATGATGAAATATGATATTCAGTTGGTTTCCAGTCAAGATCTTTTCCGGCACCTGCTGGTTTAAATAATAAAAATATTACAGCGTTTAATCTATCAATATTGACATGTTTTTTGTTAGACTTCTTTTTATGAGTTATCCAGGGATGGTGACCGTATAGAATTCTCATTGCTTTACCAAACGTATGTTTAGCAAATATAAAATGAATATTAGTTTTTATCCCTGCATCCATTAACTTTTCTAGAGCTCTATATGTATAGGATTGTTCATAGTCAGAAACTGCAACTGCTCCACACATTTTTGATATTTCAATCTGCTCATCTGTTAAATCAATACCGCTTGTTGTATAGTTCGGCACTACTCCGTTCTTACGAGCATATGAAATTATTTCTTCAAAGTTCTCGTGTTGATTTGGATCGCCCCTACCTCCTAAAGCAACCTGATTTGTATGGTGTTTTACTTGATCTATAATTGATTTGAAATCTTCGATTTTCATGTTGGGTCTATTTGAATGCCCCTGGTAACAAAATGAGCATTTATGTTTACAATTACCCATAATTCCCACGTCTAATAATGAGGGAAGGTATAGATAAAATGGGTCTTCTTTACCATTACTCCCTCGTATTATTTCAAGTCCACTAGCTGAATTAAAAAAGATTTCATAATCAGAGTTTGTGAAAACTTTATCAAATAGTATCATAGCCTTTTAAATTCTACCTCTTCTTTCGGTCTTTCTTCCATAGGTTTAAGAACTTCCTTCTTCTCTTTTTCTTGTCTCCTTTCAACAACTTCTTTTTTTGACGTCTGCTGATCTTGTGTCTTGTCAATTTCTTCACCTTCTTTTTCTTTTAGTTGTTTATCGAACTCTTCTACCAATTCTTCATATGCTTCTTTAGCTGAAGTGATTGCTTCTTCGACTTTTTTCTCGATATCTTTTTTAGTTTCTTCTGAAACGATTCCGTCTTCTGTTTTAATATCAACCTCTTTTTTATCTTCATCGTCACCACTGAAAATCCCATAAGCGACAATGCAAATAAAAATAATCGTTCCAATACCTATACCTCCTCCATTACTATTGGACATTTGTTGATCTCCTTTCATAAAGAATTAATAGTCAGTTGTTTTATCTTTCATTTATTAATATATATAGATAAATTTATGAACAATGTCTTATTGAGTTTAGAACAAAATATAAAATTAATCACCGGTAGTGTAATGAACTATATAGATAAAATTTTAGAAAAAGTTAAGGATAGTGAGTCTGTTGGCGCGTTTGCAATTGACTCGTTTCCCAAAGACCGGAAAAAGAAGAAAAGACAGATTATAAGAACTATTTACCCTGAGAATAAAAATGAACAAATTCCAAAAAGAGCAATGATTGATCTTGATGGAACAATTCATAAATATTCCAAAGGGTACAAAGATGGAGCAATTTATGACGATGCATTTGATGGTGCAAAGAAAGTCATTGATTGGTTAAAACGAAATAGTTATGAGATAGTTATATTTACTACAAGAGCATCAAAACAAAACGCTGACGAACTTGGAGGTGATCACGAAGACCAAATAAAGAAAGTTGGTAAGTGGTTAAAAGACAAGGGTATTCATTTTGATAAAATTACTGGCGAAAAACTCGCAGCAGATTTTTACATTGATGATAAAGCTATTAGTATTCATAACGGTGATTGGAAAACGGTTCTTAAAGTTATAAAGAAACGTATTAAGTATAAAGTTGTTTAAACAACTAGGAGGACAGAAACAATGACAATGAAATACTCGTTCGCTGAACTTGGCCAAAATATTTTAACGAGAAAATTTGGTGGGACGTCTGTGGGTGTTGCAGATCCTTATTCAACAGGTTATCATTTTATCTGGTTTGATAAATTACCTGCTGGATTAGTAACTTATATTACTGATGGAATAAGTGGTTTATCATCAATTGGTGAAATACAAACAGTACTTGCAGCGTCTTGTCTATCGGTTACACCGCCAGGCGGAACTCTAAATAAAATTGAGTACACTGGCCTTGGTGGCGTTAAATGGGCTGTGCCAGGAAACATCGACTATGGAAATACTGTATCTGTAAAATTCTTGGAATTTAATAAAACTCCTCTCCTTGATATTATGCATTCTTGGGTGAAGATGATTAGAGACTATAGAACAGGTGCTACTGATTTAATAGATGGAGAAGGTGGTGAAGGATACACAAAGAAAACTTATGCTGGTCTTATGTACTACTGGACTACAGCTCCCGATGCTAGAACAGTTGAATATTATGCAGCATATGACGGCGTATTTCCAGGTAAAGATCCACAAGACTTATACACAAGTGATGTTGAAACAGTTGGTAGATTAGATCTTGAAATTGAGTTCAACGTGGATTATGCATGGCACGAACCATGGGTTTATGAAAAGTGTAATTCATATGCCGCTACATTTGCTAAAGTTAAAGACACAGTTAAGGGATATGGTCCAAGACAAGCGTCTGGAGGACAAGGTCCATCGTAATATTGAGGTAATAAAATGTTATCAAAATCTTATCTTAAAGTTATTGCTGCATATATTGTTCATGAATCTAACCTTTCAAAATATGCTAAAATTCAAATACTTCGTTTTGTTGAGAATGAAGCGTCTAAATCTCAATTAAAGGTGCTCATTACTAAAGGTAGAATACGAAATGTATCTGAAGATGAGGTCGTATCAGAAGCTATCATCGTTCCAGCAATGATAATTGCTGCGGCTGTTGCAGCAGGAAAAGTAGCACATGCTAAATTCCTTAGTAATGCTGCCAAAGCATGCGCTGGTAAAGAACGTGAAGAAAAAAAGAAATGTATGCAAGATTTTAAACTAAAAGCGAATTATGCAAGATTAGGAGCTTTAAAGAGAGAAGTGAGTAAATGTAGTCAAACAAGTGATATAAAAAAGTGTCGCGATAATTTTATTAAGCATATAAAAAAAGTTGAAGATCAAATTCGTAAAGATAGAGTTATGT